CGGGAATAAGGGCGTCTATATTTGGACATAGCTGGCATTTTAGGAAGGTGATACGGGGAGGTGGGACAGAACTCGGCTTCGCCGGCCCCCACTGCGGGGGGCTATATATAGGGGGGGGGGGTGAGCCGTGGGCCGCCTGGTAGTAAGTAATACTGGCGGCTCACTCATGTCTCGCGTCGCACAAGCTCGCTACTGGCTTTTGACTATTCCTGTCGAACATCACCCCGAACAACCGATCATCAAGGATGACCTCGTCTACATCAAGGGACAACAGGAGCAAGGAGGTGATACAGGATACTTGCACTGGCAACTTATGGCTGTATTCTCCAAGAAACTCCGTCTGGCAGCAGTCAAACGTCACTTCTGTGCCCAAGCACATTGCGAAGCCTCAAGAAGCGCAGCTGCATCCGAATACGTCTGGAAAGAAGACACTCGCGTGGAGGGAACTCAATTCGAAGCTGGATCTCTCCCAGTGTCTCGGGCAAGAACTCTCGACTGGGACCGAATCTACGACTCGGCCATCTCTGGTGATTTTGAATCCATCCCAAAAGACATCCTCATCCGCAACTACTCCGCTCTCAAGCGCATCCGTGTCGACAACGTCATCCCTCCGGTCAGACCTGGTGTCACCGTCAATACTTACTGGGGAGAGTCTGGGACTGGCAAGACTAGACGTGCGTGGTACGAGGCAGGAACTCCCGCAACCGTGTACATCAAGAACCCGAACACAAAGTGGTGGGATGGCTACCGCGGTCAAGAGACTGTTATCCTGGATGAGTTTACTGGTCGCATTGACATTACTTATCTTCTTACTTGGCTCGATCGTTACCCATGTCTTGTTGAAGTGAAAGGTTACTCTACTCCTTTATTAGCTACCCGTTTCTTCATTACTTCTAATGTTGATCCCCGTAATTGGTATCCTGAAGCCAATCCTGCACAACAAGCAGGTCTTCTTCGTAGAATGAACATTACCCGTTTTCTTCTTCCCTGGAATCCCCCTTCTGATGCTAATCTTGATTTATTATCCGAGGTAGCGTTGGCGGAGCAACTAGATAGTGGCCGCAGCGCGCGCCCTTCGGGGACATCTCCGATGGGCTCACTGCTCAGGCCGCAGGGGCCCAGTCCGAGTACAATTCCTGACAACTTATTTGATTTCTTTGATTAACTTTTATTAGAGTTATGCTTTTTCCCCACTGGGGTTTTTTAATGCAGACTTTAAAATGCCACCCATCCGCTTGCATCTCCTTGTGTACCATCGGTAAATGAATACTTCCTGGTAATACGAGCTGAATATTGAATCGTTTCGCCTGAATCTCCACTGATACCCTTGGCAATGATAATAACGCCTTGCGTAATACGAGGTAACGCCAAATTCTGATTGCCATTAACCACGTTGAACTCGCTGATAGTACGCTCCTTAGGATCTCTAATCTGATAAGTGATCTCATTGAATGAGTCCACAAAAAACTTGACTTTCTTTACGATAGTGCATTGCATGCCTCTGATGAGTTCCGGCATATCGAATGGTGTAACCCCTCTTTGAGCCAAACTGACACTGCTGAACACAGCACTTCCGTTGTCCACAGTAGGAGTGAGTGACACCGCACCACCATGTGCGGATGACAAACTTGCATACTTGCCCATGCCATAGAACTGAACATGGTACAAATCCACTTCCAATTTAAGTGTTCCAGTGTTGGTAAGTGTCATATCAAACACAGCACTCTTGAACTTCAACTTCTCGACTGTCTGCGTGCTATCCGTAGCATTCGCATAGATGTAGTTAAGGTCTCCTCCACCCAACTCGCTGGCGGTGTTGTTGTTCCGGTTTCCGTACAGATAAAAGGCATTGTAATCCTGCGTATTCGCTGCTCTCGATACGCTGTACAGGTTGTTGAACACAACCGTCTTCGTACCCTCATCCTTAGCATTGACTGCTTTGACTTTCTTTGAAAACGCAACCCATTTGCGTTTCTTGTACTTCGGCATCCATTTCTTACGATACTGGAGCTTCGAATCATACTGACGTGTGACGCCAACTGTGGCGGTCTTCTGCTTAGTCTTGGTGTAACTCCGTCCGCCCATGTTACGGTAACGCAAAGCCACAGAGGTGGCCTGCATGGCACCGCGCAAAAATTTTCTTCCCATTCGGGAATAAGGGCGTCTATATTTGGACATAGCTGGCATTTTAGGAAGGTGATACGGGGAGGTGGGACAGAACTCGGCTTCGCCGGCCCCCACTGCGGGGGGCTATATATAGGGGGGGGGGG